CAGCACACCCACAACTCCGGCAGCAGTCATCGTTGCAATCGCAGTCTGGCTTGAGGTTTTGATTGCTCTTTCACCGGCGTAAGCCCAATAACGCATCCACTTACCAGTCACCGTTGTCCTCCTTATAGGCACGATCTTCCCAGACCGAACCGAATACATATGTCGTTAGCACCAAAGTCACTAAAGCTGCGCCCGCCGTAATCAAATCGCTCACATCAACACCCGTACCCATAAGGGTTGCAATGGTGCTGCCAAGAAGCATGGTAGCTCCGAGGCTAAACGCTGCGAAGATGTACCGGCGACGTATTTTCCAAGATGGTTTTGTCATGGCACTAAACGTACCAGAAAGGGCGCTAAGGCCGCGATCAAACCAAACCCTCCAATGGCTTGCCACATTCGCCTCTCCAGCGCCCGAATCCTGTTTTCGTGATCTTCAATCTTTTCCTCGCTGTCGGGGAGCGAAGAAACCACTTGTTCTAGGAGACGACCTTGCCTTTGAACCTCTGTGTAAATGTCTTTCATGCTTACTCTGACCGAACCAGTCTCGTTGTGGTCAGTCATTACCAGCCGCCTTGGTTTAGAAACTTTTGCAAAGCAAGAACAGTAGATTTACCGGGCACGCCGTTTATGCGACCTTTGTAAAGATTGTCGGCCTCTAGCATCCGTTGGACAGCGCCCCAGGTTTGGCGACCAATCAGACCATCCTCAGTGAGCTTAGGTTTAGGTGTGGCCTTGACAGGCTTGCTCTCGGAAGCGTGATCGCTTGAAAGGATACTCTCGGGGTTGAAGTCAGTTCCGTAACGCTGTGAGCGCCTAGTTTCAAAATGGAGGTGTATTCCAGTGCTACTTCCAGTCGTGCCGGTGTGGGCGATTACCTCGCCACGTTTGACCTTCGTGCCCTTCAGCAAAGGTGAGGGTTCCCGTAGGTGGTAGTAGACCGTCCACACGCGCGGGCTCTGGTGCTCCAAGATTAGCGTGTACCCGCCACCTGTGCGCTTGTTCAGGCTCGCGCCCTTATGGACCACCTTGCCGTCAGCAGGCGCATAGATAGGGCCGTTGTAGCCAACATCCACGCCACGATGTTTCTTCCGTCTCCCCGTAATCGGGTGCTTGCGGTAACCCCAGGGGCTACGGATGGTCTCGCCAGCAGGCCAGGGGTTAGACAGTTTCATTATGCCCGCCATCTTACGATTACGATACCGGAACCACCATCGCGGCTTATCGGCACACCCGTACCCCCGCCGCCACCGGCACCGCCACCCGTGTTTACGGTTCCATTTTGCGCGGTCAAACTGGCAGAACCCCCGTTGCCGCCCCCACCTAGCCCGCCAATCCCAGCCGTTCCGGTGCTATAGATTGCCCCGCCACCACCCCCAGCATAATAAACCGAGGTGCCCGTAATTGTTGAAGCAATCCCAATTCCGCCATCCGCGACCCCAGCGGTGCCGTCATTTCCAACCGCGCCAGCACCACCGCCCCCGCCAGATTGCCTAGTTACACCCGTGTCCCCTTTGCCGTTCCCGCCGTTGTTGCCTTGACTGGAAGTTCCTAAGCCCCCAGGGGAAGTGAAACTAGCGTTTGAGGTAGCACCTCCACCGCCAGAGCCACCGCGAAACCCAGCAGCTTGCGCCCCCGAAAGACTATTGTCAGAGTAACCGCCAGCGCCCCCGCCACCCGCATAATAAGAATCTAAGCGAGAAGCCAAACCGTTTGCGCGACCAACACCGCCAGCGCCAACTGTCACCGTCAAGGAACCGGCAGGCAGGTAAGCGTTTGCTATGTAAAGGTATCCACCGGCTCCGCCACCGCCCGCCGGTTGCGCATTTCCATCAGAACCGCCGCCACCGCCAACAATGAGCGCGTCAAAGAACCCGCCACGAGTAACCGTCAAAGTCCCATCAGACGTGAACGACACATACTCATAATCGGCACCATCAGTGTACGAACCCGTAGGCGTGTTAGAAGCCAACCCGAATACGGTTGTGTCAGAGAGTAGGCTCCACACACCGAGGGTGTTGTTCCAAACGTACCTGTCGTATATTTGCCCGTCAGTTGGGGCAGAAGGAAAATCAAGAGCCATTATGGTGTCCAATCCTTAGCTTCAGGGACAAGCTCCCACTCTTGGGTGTCCTCTAACCAATGGTAAACCTCGCCATCATCGGGGCGAGCGATAGGCGCTTCCCAAGTGTCAGCATCCTCGTTCCAAACCCAAGAGGGGTAAGGCGCTTGGCTCGGCAAGAACCTGTCGTTACCAGCATCAAACCAACAGCCAGGGTGAGGGTACATTCTACGGAAAGTGCCGTTGTATGAGCATTGAACCCAAGTGCCAGTCATGCCAATAGAGTTTAGGAACTCGTTGCCAATAGCCTCGGACTCATTACCCTGCTCGTCAAGAATTACGTCATTTTTGACAACAGTGATTGCTTGCACAGCCGCGTTATCATCTAGTTTCGCAAAGTGCGCCATTAGCTAACCCTCACAATCACAACACCGGAACCTCCGGTTGTCCCGCCACCACCGCCAGTGTTTGCGGTTCCAGCCCCGTTTGACGCCCCACCGCCACCTAGTCCACCCTCACCTGCCGCGCCGGAATACTGAGAGCCACCGCCCCCGCCGGAGTAGTACACATCTGAACCGGAAACCTGACCGACAGAGAATGATGTCGCATCTGTAGAACTAATAATTGTCGAGATAGAACCGTTGCCACCCTCAGAACCCGCCGGGTAATCCGCCCCAGCGTCTTCTCCAACCTGCCCAGCTCCACCACCACCGCCGCCGGTAAGGAACCCGCCCTGGCCTCCGGCGTTACCGAAACCCGTTATTGCGGTGCCTTGCGTGTCTCCGGTGTTCGCGTAATTGGTCTGACCGCCGCCCCCACCAGAGCCACCTGTTCGCCCCTTGCCTGGCACATAGTTATTGCTTGAACTAGCTTGAGAACGGAAAGCCGCGCCGCCCCCACCGCCAGGAGAAACATAATCGCCAACGTAACTATCTCCGCCATTGAAGCCGTCAGCTGGCCCGCTTCCACTGCCTGAAGTTCTAGTGTAACCCGCAGTGCCACCCGCGCCGATACCTACTGTGTGCGAACCAGCCTCAAACCAAAGTGTCTTTTCCCAATATCCACCGGCACCACCGCCACCGGTTGCGCCACCGCCACCGCCACCAATGATAAGAACATCAAGCAAACCAGCTTTGCTCACCGTAATAGCACCAGAACCAGTAAAAATGTACGCCTCACCAGTTGTAGCAGTACCCGCGGCACCCGTAGTGCTGGCTATGCCAGCACGTCCTTCAAAACCGGCACGAACACGCCAGACCGAATAGGTGGCATCCCAGGTAAAACCTTCGTAATACTGCCCGTCACTAGGGCTGTTTGGAAAATCAAGCGCCATCTTCGACAGCCTCCACAATCTCAGGTTCAATCGTGGCAGGGTCCACAGGGTAAGGGTTAGCATCCTTCACAGCCTGCACAGCATCCAACCACTCAGCCTCAGTCTTATCCCCACGCTGAAACTCAAAAAAGATTGGGTCAGCCGTGTCACGGTAAGCAACCTGACGGTCAGCCTCCACCTGCTCGCAAGCGGTCTCGTATTCGACTTGTGCCCACTCAGCCTCAAGGGATTTCTTCGTGGGTTTCTTGCCCTCGGATAGCCAGGTCAGCCCCGAATAGTTGTCACCGTTGAGAGTCCACTCGGACCCTGGGTAACGCTTAGTAAGAATCTTTGGAATATTCATTAGCCTGCCACCTCCATAAGAGTAATTGTGGAAGAAGTACGGGGATGATTAGCGGCGTTGGAATCGCCCCCACTAATTCCAATCGTCATAGTACCGGCGCTAGTTTTAGCTTGTACCTGATAGGTAATTGAGCTAGTGGTAGAGGGGCTGTCTAAATGCTCACCAGACAACATCCCACCAGTATTTACCGAAGTCAAATAAGCAGACTTGAAAGCTGAAGTGCGAGAACCGACAATCGTACCGCCACCAATCGGCGTTCCACCACGAGTCAAAGTAATCGAGTTTATCTGGTTGGTTGTAGTGGAAAATGGCGCGGATACCAGCACCAAAATCTTGCTACTTGTAGAGCGCGGTGTAATCGTTGCCGACAAGCCGGTCACATCAACATCAGTTGTGCTAGTAGTCGCAAACGTGTCCGTCTTAGTTGTAGACACAACCTGCAAAATACCGCCAGACCGCGACACCGCACCAATCCACTGAGCATTAGCCCCACCAGGGTCAGTGTAATAAACATACATAGACCCATCCGTGGAATCCAACCAAAGTTGACCCTCATACCCAGTTGGTGCCGTAGCCGCAACCGTTACAGACGGGCCAGCAGCCGCAACCCACTGAGAGCTTGTCCCATCGTTGTAGTACAAGTAAAGTTCGCCGTCATCAGAGTCCCACCACAAAGCCCCATCATCGGGAGTAGCAGGAGCCGTAGCCGAAACCGTAACACCGCCACCGCCAGAAGTGAACTCCTGCCAAGCCGCACCGTCATAGAAAGTCAGCAAGTTAGTCCCAGAAAGGTACGCAAACATCCCCTCCGAAGGCGAAGTCAAAGCAGCATCCCGAGCAGTCGCATCCGCAAAAGTCATAATGGTTTGATCCATAAGATATGTATTGACGTTCGCCGCCGTCAAAATCTCGTTGATCTGAAAATCTCTATATGGCATGGTTATCCTTTACCAACTAAGTGT